ATGACCGGAGACATCACCATCGGCGGCGTCGTCGCCACCGCCGTCAAAGACGTGACGACCAGCGAGGGCCTGCGCATCGCCTCGTTCCGCCTGGCGTCGAACGTCCGCCGCTACGACCGCAAGACCGGCCAGTGGATCGACGGAGACACCAATTGGTTCTTCGCGACGCCGGAAACCGGTTTTACGGCCTGGTTGAGCCGAAGTAGGCCCATTCGGGGGGTCCGTTAGATGGGCCGATTCGGCACCATTTCAAGCCGAAGAATGACGGTCAATCATGGCATGCCATGATTTCAGAGCACGGCGTGTCGCATCATCTGACCCCTGCCCACCGTGGTGTCCGCCGTACGTCCTATTATTCGAACATACGTTCGAACGATAGGGGTACAGGGATGACGGTAGGGGAGTTCGCAGAATGCGCGAAAGCGGCCGGGATGCAGCCGTCAGTTCTGATCGAACGCCTGTTGCGCTGCCTCGAAGATGGCTCGCTGGGAAGTGCCAAGCGCTCTGCATAGATCCGCGAACGCTGACATCGGGATTTCTCGCCTCCCGTTGAGGTAGTTCAGCACCGTCGTCTTCGCTAGGCCGGTGCTATTGGAGAGCTGATCGAATGTGACGCGTGCTCGCCCCCGCTGGGCTCGCAGTTCCGCAGCTACGGCTGCGTTGAAGGCATCTCCATATTCCGTCATGCCACTAGCGTATCAGTTCTGACTACCACTGATCGCCAAAGTGAACTAAATAAATTTCGTCTTGCGTGCTTCAGTCGTCGTTTGTTGTGCTATGGTCGTCATATGGCAACCAAGACATCGACCACCGCCGACCTCATCATCGAGGCCATGCGGACTGAAGAACGGTCGCAGAAGTGGACTGCCGCGCATTCAGGCATCGCGCTCTCGACATTTCGTCGAAAGCTATTCGCCGGAGGTGGAGGCTTCACAGTCTCCGAGATCGCGCGTATCGCTCGCGCGTTGCGCATCACCCCCATATCTCTGCTCTCCGATTCATTCGAATCTGCCGCACTAGCGGCATAAGAAAAGGCCCCCGTGTGCAGCGGGGGCCGTCAACACCAAGGAACTGGAGGTTCCGAAATGTCCAATCAGATTCTACCGCAGCAGACGTTCGAGTCGCTGCTGCATCTCGATGAGAAGGGTGAACACTGGTTCGCCCGCGAACTCCAGGCACCGCTCGGATATAAGCAGTGGCGGCAGTTTGAGGACTCTATCGAGCGCGCGAAGGCTGCGATCGGGAACACAGGGTTCGACCCGACAGACCATATTGCGGGCGCCGGCAAAATGGTCCAGATCGGCTCCGGCGCGCAGCGCTACGTGACTGACTACCGGCTCACCCGGTACGGCGCGTATCTGGTCGCCATGAATGGTGACCCGCGGAAGCCGGAGATCGCGGCGGCGCAGTCCTATTTTGCGATTCGTACGCGTGAGGCGGAGATGCGGCAGCCGCAGTCGCTCACAGACCGGCTCGCAATCGGACTCGATGCCTACCGCGAGCTGGCCGAGCAGCGCGGGCAGCGCGTCGAAGAACTGACGCCGAAGGCTGACGCGTGGGACGACATGGCATCAGCTGACGGTGACCGGAAGATCGCCGATGCTGCGAAGGCACTGTCGCGTTCGGGCGACAAGATCGGGGAACGGCGACTGTTCAGCTTCCTCGCCGAGCAGCGGTGGATTTTCCGAGACAAGGGCGACCACCGGTGGCGCGCCTATCAGCGAGTCATCGACCATGGGTGGCTGTCACAGCGCCTCAACCAGCCTCGCACAGACATCGAGACGGGGGAGAAGCACAACGTGCCGCCGACCGTCATGGTCACACACGCCGGCCTCGTCAAGCTCCGTGAACTGCTCGGCATCGAAACCCCTCTCATGGAGGTGGCGGCATGAACTTGTACACGTCGACTGCGTTTGAGTCGTTTCCGATCTATGCGAAGCCGATCCCTAGGTGGAAGCCGTCCACGGTGCTGGTCAACAAGCGGGGTGAAGTGCTCTGGCATGACTGGCTCGGCCACCAATGCTCCGACGCGGATGCTCGCCTCCTGCACCCCGAACTCCGCTCCCAGGCAACACAACTCCGAATCGAGAAAACAGCATGAGCTATAAAACAGTCAAAACCCAAACAGAACTTGATGCGGCGCTCGCGGCTGGTGTGGACCGGATCATCATCAAATCCCCTGCTGGCGTGTGGCTGAGGATCGACGGCTCGGCCTCGGTGGAGGCGTTCGACTCGGCCTCGGTGCGGGCGTCCGGCTCGGCCTCGGTGGAGGCGTTCGACTCGGCCTCGGTGGAGGCGTCCGGCTCGGCCTCGGTGCGGGCGTTCGACTCGGCCTCGGTGGAGGCGTTCGACTCGGCCTCGGTGGAGGCGTTCGACTCGGCCTCGGTGGAGGCGTCCGGCTCGGCCTCGGTGCGGGCGTTCGACTCGGCCTCGGTGGAGGCGTTCGACTCGGCCTCGGTGCGGGCGTCCGGCTCGGCCTCGGTGGAGGCGTCCGGCTCGGCCTCGGTGCGGGCGTTCGACTCGGCCTCGGTGGAGGCGTTCGACTCGGCCTCGGTGCGGGCGTTCGACTCGGCCTCGGTGCGGGCGTCCGGCTCGGCCTCGGTGGAGGCGTCCGGCTCGGCCTCGGTGGAGGCGTCTGACTCGGCCTCGGTGCGGGCGTCCGACTCGGCCTCGGTGCGGGCGTCCGACTCGGCCTCGGTGCGGGCGTCCGGCTCGGCCTCGGTGCGGGCGTCAAAGTTCGTCGCCATCCACCTCTGGTCATCCCGCGTCACCCTGCACGGCGGAGTCCTCATCGACCTCACCAACCTGGACCAGGAGGACACAGACGACTGGATCGCATACACCGGTGCGACCGTCGAGGACGGGCTGGTGCACCTCTTCAAAGCCGTGGGCGACGACCTCTATGCGGGACACAGTTGGGTGAAGACCCAGTACCCGGTTGGTGAGGATGTGCTCCCGGATCGGTGGGTTGATAACCATGACTGTGGGCATGGGTTGCACGCCTGCCCAACTGTGGGGGACGCGCTAGATCACTTCTCGGATGCGACCCGGTTCCTGGAAGTTACTGCCCCAGTGGAGTCCATTCGGTGCATCGACTGGTCCAAATGCAAAGCCCCGAAACTGCATGTTCTTCGCGAGGTTGATCGTCACGGACAGCCGCTGGAGGCGCAGTCATGAGCCTCGCATTGGATGGGACCTCCCCACGGTCGCGCCGGACCGATCCGGTGACATCGGTGGATGCGGGCCGGTGGGCTGATTGGGGCACGTCGCAGGGGCAGGTGATCCGGTTCCTGGAGGGGCGGAGACACCGGTTCTGGACGCTGAAGACGTTCGTCCCGGCTGTCCAGGCGTGGGCGGAGTCGATTGGTGACGACGTGTTCTCGGAGTCCCGATACCGGTCTGCGGTGAAGGAACTCACCGATCAGGGTTTGATCACGTTGACGGGTGACACGGATGATGCGCCTCGTGGACACCGGTCCCGCATCTGGACGTTGACGGAGCGTGCCAAATGAGCACCGACTGGGTGGATGCGAAGGAAGAGTCTGACCGGATCAAGTTCTCCCCGAATGTCGTCGTACGTATGGCGCGGCGGGGTGAAATTCCGGGGCACAAGCTGGGTGGGAAGTGGCTATTTGACCCGGTGGAAGTTGATGCGTGGATTCACCGTGAGAAGGATCCGCTGCGCCAGTCCGTCCGGTCTCGTGCACGAAGGAGGGCGTGATGTTCTTCGTTTCTCTACTGGCGATCTGGTTGACGCTCCTGGGCATGGGTTTGTCCCCGGTGGGGGTGAAGCCATTCATGGCGGTGCTGCTGGTCTTGTCGCTGATTTGGATGGGGAAAGAGCTGTTGTTTGGGGGTCGGAGATGAGTTCCATGAAGGAGGCTGCACGCGTCGCCCTGGCGAAGCGTTACCCGGAGGATTTCCAACGCATCTACGAATCACTCAAGAGCGGCACGCCGATCGATGAGGTGACGGTCGCGGAGTGGGCGGAGCCGTGGCTGCGGCTGCGGGAACGCTCGATCAGGCCGGGGACACTGTGCGCTGATAAGGCAGCTGTGCACAAGTGGATCCTGCCGAACATCGGAGACAAGGCGCTCGCGGGCTTGCAGCGTGCGGATGTGAGGTCCGTGCATGAGGCTGCGGAGGCTGCCGGGCTGGTCGAGTCGAGTGTCGAGCGGATTCACGCAGTGATGATGCGCATGTTAAAGGATGCCCTCGAAGAAGGCCACGAGGTTCCGCAGCGCACGCTCGCCATGAAGCATGCGGGCGGGCCGGGGAGATCCCAGCGGCGGGCACTCTCCGTCGAGGACGCGAAGCGGATCCTCGCCGTCGCCATGACTCGGCAGGACGCGTCCAGATGGGTCGCGGCGATCTTGCAGGGGATGCGGCCGGCGGAGGCGCGAGGTCTGCGCTGGTCGTCGCTGGATCTCGACCGGGGAGTGATGCGCGTCGAGTGGCAGTTGAAGCCGCTGCCGTACCGGCAGCGTCGAACCCCAAAGTCTGGGTTTCGGGTTCCTCGCGGCTTCGAGTCCATCCATCTGTGCGAGGCCTTTCACCTGGTTCGCCCGAAGACTCGTTCGGGGATCCGAGTGGTGCCGCTCATCCCTTGGCTGCGTACCGAGCTGACCGCGTGGAACGCCATTGCTCCAGAGTCGCCGTACGGGCTCGTGTGGACGCTCGACGGGAGGCCGATCAACGACAAGGCCGACCGTGACGCGTGGAACGGCATCGTAGAGGAGGCCGACGTGTGGACCACGTTGGACGACGGCTCGAAGCGGAGGCCGTTGCTGTACGAGGCGCGTCACACCGCGGCCACGCTGCTCATGGAGTCGGGGGCTGACGAGACGACGCTGACGGCCATTCTCGGGCATTCGAAGATCACATCGACGCAGGCGTATCTGCACACCGACGAGACGCGAAAACTGGCGGCTCTGGAGCGTGTGGGAGAGGAATTGGGGGTGCAATCATGAAGCCGGAATTGCAGGAGATTGACGCGGAAACGCAGATCTTCACGCCGAAGTGGGTGGGGACGTTCCTGGCCGAGAACTCGATCGGCCGCCTCTGGATGAACTCTCACCCAGAATCATCACTGGTCGACAACATGAGCCGCTATGTTGTCTCAGACAACCCGGAAGAGCTGGCAAAGGTCGACAGCCCGGAAGAGATCCGAGTTCTGGATCCAGCGTGCGGTACCGGGAATCTGCTGAGCGTCGCGTTCGACATGCTGTACGAGATCTACCTGGATGCCCGGTACAAGCCGCGTGATATTCCGGGTCTGATCCTCTCGAAGAATCTGTTCGGAGTCGATATCGACCCTGCTGCCGTCGAGGCGGCGAAGGCCGTGCTCACTGTGAAGGCGCTGGAACGGCATGACCATTTCTTCCGTTGCGGCATCGAACCGAACGTACAGACGCTCACCGATGAGGTGAGCCCCGACGCGGGCCTGTTCGGAACACTGCTCCGTGACATCGACCAGACTCGCTACGACGTGATCATCGGGAACCCGCCCTATATGGGGCGACAGCATTTCACGCCGAAGCTGAAGGCGTTCGCCCGGCAGGAATACCCAGATTCGTGTGCAGACCTGTGCGCCATGTTCATCGAACGTGCACATGAGATGACCGTTCCGGGCGGAATGGTGGCCATGATCACGATGCAGTCGTGGATGTTCCTGAATTCATTCGAGACGCTGCGAAAGAAACTTGCTGATAAAACCGTCACGCTCACAATGGCGCATCTCGGGTACGGCGTGTTCGGATCTGGGGCGGTTATCTCTACGACCGCGTTCGTCCAGGCCACGCTCTCCGATCCCAAACTGCCGGGCGTGTATTTCCGGTTAGTCGACAGCAAGAACAAGCAGCGGGATCTGCAACTGTCGATTCTCAACTATCGCGGATCACGGCAGGTGATGGTCGCATGAACGTCGTCGATCCAAGTCCAAAACAACAAACGTGGCGTCCGCAAATGCATGGTATTTGTCCCAGATGCAGTGTCGAACGGTGCATTAGCCGAACGGCAGACCGCGGCAAGATCTGCCGCGATTGTCGCTCTGAACTGTCACCCGAGGAGAGGGCGGTGTGGGGATGAAACGTCTGATGAGTTCTGCGGCCTTGGAGTTGGAGGGCATGCACTTGTCCCCAGCTATAGTGCTGCCCAAGTCGCCGACGGTGGTGGAGGTGTGGCACGGCCGTACAACGTGGCGTGCTGAACGGCTCGCTCCGGGCGATTGGACGGTGCAGATCACCACCCAGTCTGAGGTTGGTGAGGCGGTCGATGAGTTCTCGATCGCCCCTGGTGACACGCATGCGCTGCGTCTCCTGCTGGCTGGGGTGGACATGGAGGATGCGCGCGCCCAAGCCCGTGTCCAAGACGATGCGGATGATGAGGAGATGAACAAGTGAGCGCAGCAAAGCAGAAGGGCACAAATTTCGAGTCGTTCCTCGCCAAGGGGTTCTCTCAGTTCTTCGATGACCCGTTGGAGCGAGTGGTGCTGCATGGTCGTGAAGATCAGGGCGATCTGTGGGTGCCGAACACCCGGGGTCTGATCGTGGTGGAGGCGAAGAACCGCCGCCAGATGGCTCTCGCTGAGTGGGTGGATGAGGCCCAGGTTGAGGCCGGCAACGTGTCCAAGACCCGCAACGTGTTGGGTGGTGTTGTCGTGCACAAACGGCGGGGCACGGCCCAGTTCTGGGACCAGTACGTGTCGATGCGAATGGACACGTTCTGCCGGATCGCGGGTCTCTCATGAGCGCCATCGAAGAGCTGGAGCTGCGCGCTGGCGCGTCTGATGAGGACCGTGAGGCGTGGCTGGCGGAGCGCGCGATGGGCGTGACGGCGACCGAGGTCAAGGAGTTGGCTATGGGTGGTCCTGGCGCTCCATGGGCGGTGCTCGACCGCAAGGTGAACCCCCACAACTTCGACACCAAGCAGATGGCGTGGGGTCGGAAGCGAGAAGCGGAGCGACTTGCTCCGTGGGCTGAGGATGAGTTCGGGTTCCGGTGGGAGCATCGCGTGTTCCATTCCGCCCTGAACCGTCAGTATTTGGCGTCGCCCGACGCGATCATGGTCAACCTTGACGGAGAGCTGGTGCTCGCCGAGTTCAAGACCTCGAAGTTCAACCTGTCCAGCGTCAATGAGCTTCGGAAGCTCGGATATACGGATCAGGTGCAGTGGCAGATGTTCGTCACTGGTGCGGTCTCGACTTTGATCATCGGTGAGCAGCACGACGACCACTGGATCGACCGGGGTGGGGAGTGGCCGGAGCCGACTCCGCTCACGTTGGAACCCTCTGTGGTCGAGGTCCCTCGGGATGACGGCCGGATCGATTTCCTGCGCCGGAAGGCCGACGAGTTTCTGGAGTTCATGGTGAACCCGGATAGGACGGGCCCGGCCGCATATGAGGCTCTGGTGGATCGTGTGCGCCGCGCCCGAGTCTCAGAGGCGTCGGCTCACGAGATCACGGCGGCCGCCGAGAAGGCTCTGCGCGCGGCCCTGGATGAGGGGCACGTAGAGCATCTGGAGACTGACCGGTGGCGGCTGTCCTACAGCGCTGGGAAGCCGAGGGAATCGTTTGACTCGAAGGCATTGAAGAAAGCCCACCCGGACATTTACAAGCTGTTCATCAAGATGGGGGCGACGCCGAAGCCGCGCCTCACCCTCACGGAGAAGGAGAAGTCATGAGCACAGACATTGTGAAGTTGGAAGCAGAAGCGCTCCCCGCGTGGATCAAGAACGCTTCGGCGTTGGCAGACGCGAATCTGCTGCCGGCCCAGTATCGGCAGCAGCCGGCCAACATTCTGTTGGCGATCCAGACGGGTGCCCCGTTGGGGTTTGGGGCGATGGAGTCCATTCAGGGCATCAACGTGATCTCGGGGAAGCCGTCCATGTCCGCGGACCTGATTCAGGCGGCGGTGCGGAAGGCTGGCCACAAGTTGCGTGTGTCTGGTGACGACACGTTCGCGGAGGCGGTGCTGATCCGTGCCGACGACCCGGACTTCGAGTTCAAGGTCCGTTGGGATATGAAGCGGGCCCAGTCGGCGGGGCTGACGGGGAAGGACAACTGGAAGCACTATCCGGCTGCCATGCTCCGGTCGCGTGCGATCACAGAGGTCGCCCGGATGGGTGCTGCTGACGCGCTGCACGGGGTGATCTACGCGCCCGAAGAACTGGGGGCAACGGTTGACCAGGCTGGGGAGATCGTGGACGCTCCGGCCCGCACAGCCCCGGTGGCTGAGGTGATGTCCGATGACCGGTGGGATGAGTGGGAGCAGCACGTCAAGAAGGCTGTGACGAAGTCTGATCTGCGGGCCGTGTATCAGGACGCCGGTAAGGCCGGGGTGTTGGGGCTGACTGTTCCTGGGGCGAATGTGCCGTTCTCGCAGCTGCTCCAGGAAGTCGCACTGGACCTGCCGGAGCAGGCCCCGGCGACGGGTGAGGTCATCGAGGGCGAGCCGTGGCCAGAGGAGGCGGCTCATGCCTGACCTGAACCCGGTTCAGATCGAGAACCGCATCCTCGCCTCAGCGAACACGCTGTCCAAGACCATCGAGGAGATGGACAGTACTCTGCGTGTCTTTCAGGAGGCGCAGCGGGAGTACGACCGGGCCCGTGCCCGTGCGTTCCTTGGTGCGGCGGGGTCGATCCCGGAGCGTAACGCCCAGGTCGAGCTCGCCGTGGTTGGGGAGCGCGACACGAAGGATGTGGCCGAGGCGGCGTGGGCGTACGCCCGCAACCGGTCGCGAGCACTCCAGTCCGAGTTGGATGCGCTGCGGAGTGTGGGTGCGTCGGTACGGACTGCTTATCAGGAGGTGAGGGCCTGATGCACGACTACACGGAGGTCCTGTCGGCTCGGGATGTGGTGGACGCGCTGGCTGCGAAAGCGGATGAGGTCGGCCAGAACATGGGTGATTATGCGGCCGGCCAGCAGATCGCCTACGAGGACGCTGCGGATATCGCACATCAGGCTATTGCGAATGAAGACGAGCTGACCGAGCAGCGGGACAAGGCACTCGCCGATGTTGTGCGGCTCACTGAGCGCGTCGCCCAGCTGGAAAAGCTCATCAGCGAGGTGAAGTTCTGATGCCGATCCCGAAGCGTTTGGTGCGTCTGACGTTGGACACGTGGCGTGGTGAGTGTGTGATCGGGGGCCCTCATTGTCTGCATGTTGCGTCGTGTGCTGACCACCGGTGGAACCGCGGCATGGGCGGCAACGTGCGAGCGAACGTGCCGGTGAATCTGGTTGCTGCATGCGGTCTGTGCAATGGGGAGAAGGAGTCCAACCCGGTCCTGCGTGCTGAGTGTGTGGCTCGTGGGATTGCGGTTGAGACCGAGTATCCGCCCTTGGACTTCGAGCCGCTCAGTAAGACGCGCGTCACGGACTGGATGCTCAAGCGCCTCGCCGAGATCCCGGTCGTAGACCCCGAGGGGAACCGGTGGCTCATCGCCCCGGATGGGCGTCTGGTGATCCAGGAGGTGACGTTCTGATGAACGCTATGTGCCTGTGTCCAACATGCGGCGGGACTGGTGAGGTTCCACGGCTTACATCGAACGCCAAGAAGGAGTTCTGCCCAAAGGGCCATCCCTATGACGCAGTGAACACCTACATCCGACCGAATGGGTGGCGAGAGTGCCGTAAATGCCGTGAACTTCGGAAAGAGCGCTCGCGAGGCGGGATGGCTGTCACCGTGCGCAGTTGGGTTCCGGGAGGCACAAGATGAGTGCCCCAGATTTCACCTTGAAGCATCAACGGGAGCAGTTCAAGGCGCAGGGGAAGTTCCACACGCCACCTGAGCTGGCACGATTCCTGCGGGAGCTGATCCCCGGCACGCCGGCGCGAGTCTACGACCCGACGTGCGGTGCAGGGTCGCTGCTCGCCGAGTTTCCCGAGGCGCAGCTGTTCGGGCAGGACATCGACGTGGAGGCTGTCGCCGCGGCACAGGATCGCTTCGGGGACCGATTCCATGGTGTGGTCGGTGATGTTCTCACGAAGCCTGCGTGGCTGGGTGAGCGGTTCGAGGCGATTGTAGCGAATCCTCCATTCTCCATCAAGTGGGACCCGACGAAAGCAACTGATGAGCGGTTCCTGAATGCTCCGACTGTGCCGACGAAGGGACGTGCGGATTTCGCGTTCCTGATTCACATCATGCACATGCTCACCAACGGCGGAACCGCGGCCGTGTTGCAGTTCCCTGGTGTGCTCTACCGCGGCCAGCGGGAAGCCACGCTGCGTCGCTGGATGGTGGAGCAGGGATGGGTGCACAGGGTTATTCACATTCCGGGGGACACGTTCGTGGATACGTCGATTTCGACGTGCTGCCTGGTGCTCTCCAAGACTCCGGCGGAGCAGATCGTGTTCGAGGACCGTGAGCAGCACCTGTCCACGTCGGTGCCAGTCGCTGATGTGCTGGCCGATGAGGGATGCCAGCTGTCGCCGAGCCGCTACGTGCAGGCCCCAGAGCCCACGTCTCCACCTGTTGATCCAGCGCAGCTGGAGCAGTCAGCCCGGCATGGGGCGTTGCGTCGCATCCGTGCCGAGCTGGAGTTCTCCCGCATGGTCACCGCCATTGAGGGCTGGCATGACTTCCCGGAGTTCTGTCAGCAGGTTCGAGGCGTCGTTGATGACGTTGAGTCGTCTCCGCATCCCCAGTTCGAACGGGAGGCTGCATGAACACGCAGGACGGCTACGAGCCGCGTCGTTGGATGCGCTTGTCGGAGATGCCGTTGGAGACGCGGGCTGCGGTGCACGGCAGGACGGTGCAGGAGCAGGAGACAGAAGAAGCGAGGAAGGAGGCTGAACGTGTGGTTCAAAGTCGATGACCAGTTCCCGACGCACTGGAAGATCATCGCGCTTCGCTCTGAGCACGGAAACGGACCCGTCGGATTGTGGGTGCTCGCCGGCACATGGTGTGCTGCTCAGAACATGGACGGGTTCATCCCAGAGAAGGTGGCGTTGTCGTTCGGCTCGCAGGAGCAGATCGATGCCCTGGTCGAGGCGACGCTCTGGGAAATAGTGCCAGGGGGTTATGGGGTCCATGACTGGGAGCAATACCAGTTCACTGCCGAGCAGATCGAGGCCAAAAAGAAGGCGAATGCTGAACGTCAGAAGCAGTGGCGGGATAGCCATCGTGGTAAGGATGGGAAGTTCACTGAGAGGCCTAACGCGTTAGTAACGCGTTACGGAGGCGTTAGTAACGCGTTAGTAACACCGCCCCGTCCCGTCCCGTCCCGTCCCGACCCGACCCGAAATGGTTACGTAGATCCGTCCGTCCTAGTAAGTAGACGCGGGCGCGAGGATGGGACGGATCAATTTCAAGGGTTCTACGAGCAGCACCACATCGACCCTGGACGTGTCCAGTCCGTGTGGTCTCAGGTGTTCGGTGAGGACATCACCGGCATGGAGATCGTGGCCTTGTTCCAGCAGCTCCAGATGCGGGCGAAAGCCACCATCCTCGACGGCACCGGGTACATCCTCGCGACGATCCGTGACCAGCCGGGCACGTGCCAGAACCTCCTCGTCAAGGGGGCAGCATGAAGATCGGGTCTCTGTTCAGCGGGTATGGCGGCCTGGACCTCGCGGTCATGTCCGTGCTCGGCGGTGAGCTCGCGTGGGTTGCGGACGTGGAGCCGGGGCCGCGGGTGATCCTCAAGTCTCATTGGCCGGGCGTGCCGAACCTTGGCGACGTGACCGCGGTGGACTGGTCCCGGGTGGAGCCGGTGGATGTGATCACCGGCGGGAGCCCGTGCCAGGACCTGTCGCTGGCGGGCGCTCGGCGGGGAATGACCACCGGTACCAGGTCGAACCTCTGGGTGGCGATGCGGGAGGCGATCGCCGTGCTGCGGCCCCGGATGGTGGTGTGGGAGAACGTGCGCGGCGCCCTGTCGGCGGTCGCGGAGAGTGAGGCTGACCATGAGGATGATCTGGGACTCGGAGCGGGACTGCTGGGTGACGGAGCAGGTGGACCTGCTCTCCGGGCGCTCGGTCGTGTTCTCGGAGACCTGGCCGACCTCGGGTTCGATGCGGAGTGGCGTGGTATCCGCGCCGCCGACGTCGGGGCCCCGCACGGCCGGTTCCGCGTGTTCGTCGTCGCCCGTGCTGCCGACACCAACCGTGGGGGACTCGAAGGGCACGCGCAACTCGACGGCGACCAGGCGTCGGGTCCCGCCGACTGGCGTGCACGCCGGACAGACGCTCACGGATGTCCTCCTGCCCACGCCAGCGGCGTCGCTGATGAACGACGCCGAGTCGGTGGAGAGCTTCGATGCTCGCAGGAAACGACTCAAGGCGAAGGGCATCAACGGGAACGGGGCTGGCGAGCCTCTGGCGATCGCGGTGAAACGACTCTGATGCCCACGCCGGATGCATCTCTCGGGTCGCGTGGTGGAGCACAGGACCCGGAGAAGCGGCGTGCTGGCGGCCATTCTGTGTCTATCTCGGATGCGGTGAGTGTCCTCGGCGACAGGTTCGGCCCGTATGCGCCGGCCGTCCACCGTTGGGAGCAGGTGCTGGGGCGTCCAGCGCCGGCCCCGACTGACCACGGCCGACTGTCGGCCCGTTTCGTGGAGTGGATGATGGGCCTCCCTGACGGGTTTGTGACCGGGGTGCCGATCAGTCGCAGCGTCCAGTTGCGAGCACTCGGAAACGGTGTCGTCCCGCAACAGGCCGCCGCAGCGCTGGGGGTGGCGGCGTGACTCCGTTGGAGCGGTTGGAGGTGGAGCGGTGGTTGCCGCCGGCGTGGGCTGTGGACCTTGACCGGGATGAGGCGCGGGCCAGGGTGCGGCGTGAGCGGCCGAGGAAGCGGGACCCGTCGAAGCGTGAGCAGCAGATCAGGGACAACCACGAGTCGATTCAAGCGACGCTCGCCAGGGTGCGAGCCGAAAGGAACAAGTCATGAACGGGATCATCACCACCGCGATCATCTGCACCACCGTGGTGCTGCTGGTGTGGCTGGGAGGCAGGAACACGAAAGCCGAACAGTCGCACAGGAACCAGACCGTCGCCAACTCGCATCAGATTTGGGGTGAGGAGACCCGGTTCGGGTCGAACAACCGGGACGGGGGCAAGTGATGGCGTTCGTGACGGTGCAGGGCACGGTGGATCGCCTGTTCAGTAAGGGCGGCGGGTTCGCGGTGCGGGAATCCTGGCAGTCGAAGCAGGGTGAACGTCACCGCCGGTGGGCGGTGTTCCCGAAGGACCCGACGATCGTCGCCGAAGGCCAGGTCGTGAAAGTGTCCGGCGGGTTGGGGGCGCGGATCGCGGACCGGACGTTCACAGGCAAGGACGGGCAGGAGCACTCGTACATCGACTTCACGGTGAACAATGCGCGCGTGGATGTATCTGATTCGCCCCAGGATGCCCCGGCATCGGCCCAGCAGGCACAGGATGCCCAGTCACCCTCACCCTGGGGTGAAGAGCCGTCTACGGGCGGCTGGGACGTGCAGGAATCGAGTCCGTTTTGACTCTATTCGAACATGTGTGCGATAGAATTGGCGTGAGAGAAAAACGCCCCGGACAAGTGTTGGAACCACTTGCCGGGGCTAACCGATGCACCTTGACCAGAAGGAGACCGGCTGTGAAGGATCTTACCCGGCAATGCGCAGTATGTGAGTCGAGCTTTACCCCAAAGTCATCAAAGCAGAAACTTTGCGGAGCGGCAGACTGTCGAAAAGAATGGCAGCACCGTAAAAATGTTGAGTATTACTCAACCCATAAGGTTGAGAGAAAACAACAATGGAAACAGTGCAACAGTGAAGCCAACATTTGATCATGTTGTGCCGGTTTCCCGTGGTGGGGAACATTCAATCGGAAACCTTTTGCCCGCGTGCAATACATGTAACGGTATAAAAACAGACAGATGTCTAACAGAATGGTTGTTTCCCGGGAATCCTGCCTGCACCTGCCACAAATCAACACCGCCAACCGGCGGCACATCGAGAGGAACGTCTGATGACTGATGAGGAACTGACCGCCATCCGCGAGCGGGCCGAGAAGGCGACGCCGGGGCCGTGGTATAGCTACTACGCGAGTCGCCCCTATGTCATGGCTGGGCACACGCCTGTTGCAGACGTGGAGACGGATGCGGATGCTGACTTCATCGTTCACGCTCGCACTGATGTCCCGGTCTTGGCGGCTGAGGTGGAGCGGCTGAAGACGGAGCTGTTCGACAAGGCGGGACCAGAGTGGGCGAAAGAGTACACGGCAGCACGCAAGGCCGAGGCTGAGATGGAGCTGCTACGGGCCAAGTTGCGTGACCGTGATAACGAGCTGCGCATCAGGGATCAGGAGGATGCTGAGTCGGAGGACATGGAACAGCGCGCTATCACTGCTGATAGGCGGCGCGGCAAAGCTCAGGCTGAGGTTGCTCGACTGCAAGGGATCATCGACCAGGTGCGGGCCGGGCTTGTTGCGCGTCGTGATAGTGCACGGGCTGCATGGCGCGAGGACGGTTCGGTGAACGATCTCTACCGAGCTGATTCCTATGCGGGGCTCGTGTCCATTCTCGACGGGGAGGAGTCCTGATGCCACTCTATCCAGCAACGGCGGACACCCATGACTATCTGGGGCAGATCAAACAGCAGAAAGAATACATTCTGAGACTGGAAGCCAAGATTGACCGGGTGCGGGCCGAGCTCGCACAGCTCACGGTTCAGACAGATGCACTGAAGGATCGTGCGCGCCATCGTGAGGACACCCCTGGGACGCCGTCGCCCGTGGGGGACCAGCGGGAGGTCCTGGGGCGGGATCTGGTGATGCGGCGTATCAGCGCCATTCTCGACGGGGAGGAGCAGTCATGAGCGATCTGATGGAGGTGAGTTCCGAGGCGCGTGCCCTCTGGAATGACATGTTCTCGCACCCGAAGGACGGAGATGCGGTCATGGATGGTTCGGGTGTTATCTTTCGGGCGCACGAGGGCATGTGGACGGACGGTCGCCGGGTCGTATCTCCGCTGCGCCTGGCTCGCGCTCTGTGCCCAGACCTGGCGGCAGAGTTCAACCGGATTGCAAAGGAGGACCAGTCATGACTACGGCGCGTGAGGAAGCAGAACGAAGGATCATGACTGACCGTGATCAGATCATCGAAGCGATGGCGAAGGTGCTCTTTGTGATGCAGCATCGCGTGGAAGTGTCCACGTTCCACCGCAAGGAGTACGCGGGGATGGCCCAGGCTGCGACACGCGAAGCCACTAACGCTCTGGACGCCGCCTTGCCGCTGATCACCGCGTCTCTCAATGCCCAGCAGCCGGTGGAGATTACAGACGACATGGTGGAACGTGCCGCGTTGGCCGGTTTGAACGCTGAGCGTCGTCGTCATGGCCTCGATGCGCAAAGCACCCTGGACAGCTTCGATGCTCAGACACGGCAGGAGTGGCGTGAGGATACCCGCGCCGCCCTGCAGGCAGCACTCGGGGGTGAAGCATGAGCGCGTGGCCGTGGGGGAAAGCGGGCCAGCGGCTTACTCCTGATCAGATCTTCAAGCGGGACGCTCATCTGCGAGCCGTGCAGAACCGGTCGAGGCACACCATCGCGGAGGAAACGGAGCGCCTCCGCCTGTTCTGGGCACGTGGTGAGGTCCGTCCGTTCGCCATCACCATCTTGCTAGACGCGCGCGGTTTCTACGGTCCGCAGGTCGATGTGGAGTGCGGTGGTGCTGAGCCGATGGTGGATGAGTGGGAGGCCGGCACCCGGTACCCGGAGTTCGACCAGCTGCTCGCCCTCCTGCAGCTGTGCGGCGTGACACCGGGGTTCGTCCAGCACTACTCAACCCAGACCGAGTTCGAGACACTGGGCGAGATCACGGACCGTTCGTCGCTCCGATTCCATTCCCCGGAGCCGGCACCAACCTATGTGGCCGCATTCACCCCTGACGCACTCCGGACTGCCGGCGTTGGGATCTATCGACGGGAGAAAGCATGAGTGATTCTGCTGTGGATCTGGTGGAGGCGACACGACGGCTAACTGACCAGTGGGTGGAAGTGCTCAAGCCGGAGGAGAACCCGTGGGGAAGGTTCGTGCCCATGGATCGTGGACCACTGCTGGGCTTGTTGGAGCAGCGGATAGGATCGTCCGTGGGACGCGGGTCGGGCGGCTCATCATCTTTGCAGCGGATTCCGATCGATGCGGCAGCCCTGGAATTGTGGCAGAGCATTGACGAACGCACACAAGCCTCGGTCGCGTTCACTGGGCACATGCCTGTGGGGGAGACGCTGCTCGCCCGTGTGGCCGACTTCGTAGACCACCTGGTCGCCGCACACAACACGGGTGGACTGTCTGAGCGGGACTGGGCGCACCTATCCACCCTGCCGGCCCGATGGTGTGAAGCGATCATGGACATGTTCGACGGTTGGCGCACCAAAGAACTCACCGCACCCTGCCCACTGTGCCATCAACTCTGGGTATCCGACCCGCGCGAAAAAGAAACACGCCACCACTGCATGCAACTGCACTTCCGCGACGGCGGACCCGAAGCGTGGGCCGAGTGTCGGCGCTGCTCCCATGAATGGCATGGGGTGCGTGAACTCCGCGAACTGGGGTTCTCCATCGGCGCACAGGCAGACCGGGACGCGCTCGAAGAGATGGGAGTCGCATAAGACACGCCGGGAAAGGACCTGCCCAAACGTGGTTTCTTTTGCGATAGAATGAGCGTGCGCACTTGAAGTGTCGGTAAAAGCCCTGAACCACGGTTCGGGGCTTTCGCCGTTAACCACATAGCGAGGCGGCCCATGACGGAACACACTCGTACCCTCGTCCTCGAACTCCTCGCCCAAGGCCAGCTCGACGCCGTATCCGACCTCGTAGCCCACGGGCAACTCACCGACGATGAAGCCGCCGGGTTACTCTGCGAGACCGAAACTAGAGAGGGGTTGTGATGAACACTCGGATTGCCCCGAATGGGCAGCACATTCACATCCCCACCATCCATGGGCTAACCCCGATCCACCAGCAAGTGTTCGACCAACTGCGCGGCGTACTCCCAGGCGGCACCGACGTGATCGAAGTGCCCACAGACATTCTGGAACACATCCTCGAAGAGCGCGGCTTCAAAAAGCTGGAGCAGTGAACCCTGATCAGGTGAGCAGTCTGATGGGGGTTGCGGAGCAGTTCGTGGGACTACGCAACCAGCTAGTGAACGGCGGCTGGTCACCAGATGGTGCCGAAGAACTCATCATCACCATGATCGCCAACCAAGCGGAATAGCTACCGCACCCTACCAACCGCGGCCACAAACTCATCCCGAGTCAACACCCCATGGTCGAACAGCGTCTTCAACAGGTCCAGATCCGAAGAACCTGCAGCCGACCCACTAATCGCAGCCTCAACCTCATCCCGCACCCTCGCAAACGCATCCGAATTCTTCCCGAAGATCACCGTAAACGGATCATCCGACCGAAGATTCCACGTCGTCCCCGAAACAACCCGCTGCTGCTCACCCCCAGACACCACAAACCGAATCCACCCATTCGACAACCCACCAACCGGCTTAAACTCCACCGACTGAATCGAAGCCACCGGAACCCGCACCTCACGCCTCCGATGCACCAGGGCCACCACCGCCCCATCCCACGAAAGAGACGCACCACCAACACCCTTCAAAGCAACCATGCCCAAACCCTACCGCCAGACACAAAGAACACGCCGGCCCAGGCCCCATGCGATGGTTCGCGCGTTGAGGGGTCCATGCGATTGGAGGTCTTATGGCGCAGCGGTGTTCGGCTCATCGGCGTGATGGTTCTCAGTGTGGTGCGTGGGCGATGCAGGGGCAACGGGTGTGCCGGATGCATGGTGGGGCGACGCCGGTTGGGCGTGCGAAGGCACGGGAGCGTTCGTTGGAGGCTCGGGCTCGGGCGTTGGTGCCGGAGAGCGTGGAGCCGGTGGCGAACCCGTTGGAGGAGTTGTTGCGGCTGGCGGCTGAGATTCTGGCGTTCAAGGACAATGTTGGGCGGCTGGTGTCGGGACTGGATGAGAAGATCCGGTTCACGGACGCGAAGGGCGCTGAGCAGTTGCGGGCTGAGGTTGTCGTCTATGAGCGGGCTTTGGATCGTGCGGAGAAGGCGCTGGCGGATATCACGCGGCTGGGGATTGAGGATCGGTTGGCGCGGGTGTCGGAGTTGCAGGCTTCGGCGTTGGCGGTGCTGATTGATCGGGTGTTGCAGGCGGTTGGGGTTGATCCGCAGGATCCGCGGGTGGCTCAGGTGGTGGTGGAGGAGCTGGAGCGTTCATAAAGGGCCCCCATTGTGTACAGTGGGGGTGTGCAGAACAGGGTTCGTCCGCTGGCGTTGGGGTATGTGCGGGTTTCGACTGCTGACCAGGTTGAGCATGGGGCGTCGTTGGATGCGCAGCGCGCGGAGTTGACTGCTGAGGCTGTCCGGCGGGGTTGGGATTTGGAGATTGTCGCTGACGAGGGTGTGAGCGGCAAGAACTTGCATCGTCCGGGCATGCAGGAGGCTTTGCGGCGGCTGGATGCGCATGAGGCGGATCAGTTGTTGGCGGTTCGTCTTGATCGGGTGTCGAGGTCGGTTGCGGATTTCGCGGGGCTTTTGGACCGGTCGGCGAAGCATGGCTGGGGTCTGGTGATGTTGTCGCCGTCTTTGGATTTGTCGGATCCGTCGGGCCGGTTCACGGCGAACGTGTTGGCGGCTATGGCCCAGTTCGAGCGTGAGTTGATTGGTGCTCGCACTCGGGAGGGCATGGCGCAGCGGAGGGCTGAGGGTGTGCATTGTGGCCGGCCACGACTGCTGCCGATGGAGGTCGTGTCTCGGATTGTGCGGATGCGTGACCGGGGCTTGTCGCTGCGGCGCATCGCGGATGTGCTGTCGGATGAGGGTGTGCGGACGGCTCATGGTGGCCGCCGTTGGTGGCCGGCGACGGTGCGGGGGGTCCTGATGAGTGAGGCTGCCCGCCAGTAGGACCGATGGGGGGGCGGATGTCTGCTCTCCCGAATGAGGCTCTGGCTGCCCTGTTTCGGCAGCGGTTGACGCCGGATGCTGGCCGGTGGGCGACGCCGGGTGACCTGGCGAAGTTCTTGAACCCGGCGACGGTGCAGACGCCGGCCCTGGACCTGATCGATCAGGAGCTCGTGCGGCTGGTGCACACCCCGTCGGGGCGTCTGATCATTTCGATGCCACCTCAGGAGGGCAAGTCGTCGCGGGTGGCGCAGGTGTTCCCGGTGTGGGAGCTGGCGCATGATCCGGAGAAACGCATCGTGCTCACCTCCTACGGGGTCGGTTTGGCGCGGAGGAATTCGCGGCAGGTGCGGTCGAGCATTGTGACGTTCGGCGATCACCTGGGCATCCATGTGCGGCATGACGTGTCCTCGCAGACGGAGTGGCAGCTGGCAGGGCACCAGGGGTCGGTGTATGCGACTGGTGTCGGCGGCGAGCTCACAGGCCGTCCGGCGGATCTGATGATCATCGACGATCCGTTCAAGGGCATGGCTGAGGCGTCGTCGGAACTGATCCGGAACTCGGTGTGGCAATGGTGGCTGTCAACGGTGATGCCGCGTCTGGCACCGTCCGCACCGGTGGTGCTGATCATGACTCGGTGGCATGAGGATGATCTGGCTGGCCGGATGATCCAGGACGATCCCAGGTGGCGGGTGGTGAACGTCCCGGCTCAGGCGGATCACAATCCGGAGGCCGGCGAGTCTGACCCGTTGGGGCGTGAGCCGGGCGAGTTCTTGGAGTCGGCTCGTGGCCGCACTCGTGAGCAGTGGGAGCAGATCAAACGCAACGCGGGTTCGCGTGTGTGGTCGGCCCTGTACCAGGGCAGGCCGGCTCCGGCTGAGGGTGGCCTGTTGAAGCGTTCCCTGTGGCAGTGGTTCGACCAGCCCCTCTGGGATGAACAGGACGGGGTGCGTCGGGTCGCTGGCGGGGAGTTGCTGGCGTCGTGGGATATGGCGTTCAAGGGCACCACCAATTCGGACTTCGTGGCTGGCCAGGTGTGGTTGCACCGTGGCTCGGACATGTTCCTCCTGGATATGGTGCACCGGCGCATGTCGTTTCTGGAGACCCTGCATGCGGTGGAAGCTCAACTGGCCAGGTGGCCGCAGTTGGGGGCGAAGCTGGTGGAGGACAAGGCGAACGGCACGGCGATCCTGGATGTGCTCCGTCAACGTGTGCCGGGTTTGGTGCCGGTGACGCCTCACGAGTCGAAGGAAGCCAGGGCGTCGGCGATCACCCCGTTTCTGGAGGCGGGGAATGTGCATCTGCCGTCGTTTCTGCCGTGGGCCCAGGATTTGGTGGAAGAGGCGGCGGCGTTCCCAAATGGGGCGCACGACGACATGGTGGATGCCACCACCCAGGCCTTGTCGCATGTGTTCCTGGCCGGATCGTCGGCCCGCATGTGGCTGGACTTCCTAGGCAAAGAGTTGAGTGAGAGGAGCCGCTGATGGGTTTCCGGTCATGGCTCCTAAAGACGATTGGGCCTTCACAGCCGGCCGAACCGGCCGCGGCGGCTGAGATCGGCCGGCAGGCGCAAACCGGCTCCCCGTTTTCGCCGGGCCTGCCGCTGCGCCCCTTCGACGGGGTGTCGTCGGAGCCCCGCCAGTGGGATGTGCCGACCGGCTACAACATCCGCACACGGGCGGATCGAGATGGACGACTGTCGTTCGATGATCTGAAAGCGATCACCGACACCTACGATGTGGCGGCCGCCTGCATCCGGCATCGCATCAACGACCTGCGTTCCATGGACTGGTCGATCGTCCCGAAACCGGGCCTCCTGTCGGATGTGGATGACCTGGTCGAGGCGGGGCGCAAGATCATGGCCCACCCGGACGGGGTGCACACCTACCGGTCCTGGATCGCCATGTTCCTCGAAGACGTGCTCCGCTACGATGCGGGCGCCCTGTATCGGCGTCGGAACCGGGCGGGGCAGGTGATCGGCTTGGAGGTGGTTTCGGGCCGTACTGTGGCCCCGATCCTCGACTATTGGGGGCGTCGTCCGGCCGCCCCAGCACCCGCATTCGAGCAGTTCGTGAATGGACTGCCTTGGAAGCAGCTCACCATGAACGACTTGATCTATGAGCCGCTGAACCCGCAGTCGGATAGTCCGTATGGGCGGGCACCGATAGAGTCGGCAATTCTGAACGCGAACGTGGATCTGCGCATGCAGCAGTATTTCCTGGACCGTTTCACGAAGGGCAGCATTCCGGGCGGCTTCATGACGACTCCCCCCGGCTGGACCCCAGACCAGGTGCTGGAGTACGAGGACCGGTGGAATGCGGTCAACACGGGGGATCAGGCGGCGAAGCATCAGATGCGGGCTTTGCCGAACGGGTCAGCCACGTCGTTCCCGAATCTGCCCCAGTTCGACCAGAACATTGCTCTGTTCTTCATGCACAAGACGTGCGCCGCCTACGACACGACTCCCACGGATCTTGGGTTCACTGAAACCGTCAACCGGGCCACTGGTGATACTCAGCAGGATGTGCAGTACCGGATCGGGTCGAAGCCCCTCGTCCAATATGTGCAGGACATTGTTACGACTGCTTTGCAGGAGGATTTCGGCCTGCCGGTCGAGTTCCAGATCGACACCGGTCAGGAGTCCGAGGATCGGCTGAACACGGCTCAAGCCGACCAGATCTACGCCGGACTGGGGGTCATCAGTCCGGACGAGATCCGGCAGCGCGTGTTCGGCCTGCCGGTGGATGCGGAGCATCCGGTGCCACGCCTGTTCGTGCTCAAGGCCGGGGTGATCACCCTGGACCAGGTGATGGCCGCCTCTGGGGCTGAGTCTCCGGTGACGGGGGCACCAGCCACGGATGAGGATCCGGGCCTGCCTCCGGAAGTGGTGTCGAACCCGCCGCAGGCAGCGATCACCCCAGCCGGGGCCCTGTCCACGAAGCCAACCCCGGTGGCGGCGTCTCGGGAGGCGGTCACGAAGTCCCTGCGCCTGTGGCACCGGAACACGACAACACGGATCAGCCGCGGGCAGGCCCCGAAACGATTCGAATCGGATGATCTCCCCGACGAGGTGCGGGACCTGGTGTGGAAGAGCCTCGCCGGGGTGCGGTCTCGAGAGCAGGCCGACCGGGTGTTCGGGGCGGTGATGCGCCCTTTACGGAAGAGCTGGCGAGACCAGCCAGTGAACCCGCAGCCGCAGCACGACCGGGATCTGCGCCTGATCGACTATTGGGCGTCGAGGGTGTCGGACGGTGTGCAGGCGTTGTGGTCGAAGAATTCGATGATCCGTGCGATACAGGCGGCGAAGTTGGCGGCTGCTGAGGGGCTGCCGGATGACAAGTCTCGCGGCCTGGTGGCGGAGGCTGCCCAAACGTTGCTGGGGCAGCGGATGAGCCCAGACGTGTTGCAGCACACGGTCACCCAGATGTGGGCGGACGCCTACAGCTCGGGCCAAGATGCGGCCGGACGGCAGTTGGGCCTGGAGGTGCCCGGCTGGGATTCGTGGACTCCGGGCTCCCCGGATGCGGCTGGGCTCGCAGAAGACGGGGGTTGGCAGACGGCGATCGCCGCCCGCGGCCAGACCGTGCAGGGCATGACGGACACGCAGATGCGCCTGATCGGCAACCGGATCGCCGACGGACTCGCAGACGGGGACTCGGTGGACTCGATCGCGTCGGACTTGATGGATGTGGTTGGGGACGGGTCACGGGCGGAGATGATCGCCTCCACCGAGGTGGCCGCCATGATGACCCAGGCGACCATGGACACCTATCAGGCGAACGATATCGCCCAGTGGGACTGGGTGCCGGCGGATGACCCATGCGATGACTGCCAGAGCATGGCTGATGGTGGCCCATATGCGGTGGGTGATGATCAGCCGCCGCTGCATCCGCGGTGCCGATGCTGCGCGTCCCCCCACAGTGAGGACGACGATTCGGATGCTGACGATGGAGGGTGACGACTGATGGAGCAACGCTACGCCTTGGGTGTCGCCTACCCCGCCGACCAGTTGGACGGACACGGCGAATTCATGACCCCCGAGGACGTGGAACAAGCCGCCTGGGGATTCCTCCGCCTCGGCCCCCAAGTGGGCCTGTACCACGCGGACGGCACGATCGGCCACGCCCAGGTGGTCGAATCCTACATTTACCGCGGCCCCGACTGGCAGTTGGGGGACCAAACCGTGCACGCCGGCGACTGGCTACTCGGCGTGATCTTCGACCCCGACACCTGGGAGCTCGTCAAAGCCGGCCGCATCGTGGGCTGGTCCATTCAAGGCATCGGGTCACGCATCCCGGACACGGAAATCGAGGAGCAATGAGCACACGCATCACAAACCCGCTCATCCCACGGGTTGATGGGGTTGAGGACCCGGCGACCGGCATGCCGTTCCTGATCCTCAAATCACAAGACGCGGTGGAGAAGGCAGACAAGTCCACCGCCCAGATCAATGACCTGCCCGATACGGATTTCGCCTACATCGAGCCCGGCGGGTCGAAAGACCAGTCAGGCAAAACCATGCCCCGTACGCTGCGGCACTTCCCAATCCAAGACGCACCCCATGTACGGAACGCGCTCGCGAGGGCGCCCCAATCACAGTTTGGAGACAAAGCAATGCCGAAGATCAAGGCCGCCGCCGAGAAGCTCGGGGTGGACGTCGCGAAGGCCACTGTCGTGAAGGACGCTGGAGATGAGGCGACCATCCAGGACAACCCGATCCCGGAGGCCCTGGACCCGGCTGGCGGCACCGACGGGGATGCTGGGGAGAACCCAGAAGCACCCGGCGGCATTGACGGCCCGCAGGCCAACGGGCAGGCCATCGACCCGGAGCTCGCCCCGAACGCATCCGAACCGGGGTCAGGGCCGTGGGAAGCGATCGACGCGGCGAAGGCCCGTGGCACACTCCGCGGACTGACCAACCTGCGCGCCCTGGTCGGGGCGCTCGCGGATCGTGAGGCTGCGGAAGCGGATTCGGACAACGGGGACGACTGCGACACGGACAACGCGTTCAGTCTCCAGGACGCTCAGGATGCGATCGACTTCGCTGTTTCGATCCTGGCGAAGTTCGCGAATGATGAGCAGGCCGAGGCTGACGATGCGGCCCAGGATGCGGCCGCCACTCAGGCGGCGCTCGGCGTTGTGAAGCGCCTCCAGCTGGGCGGGGTCGTGAAATCGGGGCGTGTCCTGTCCTCTGCGAATGAGCAGGCGATCCGTACGGCGATCAGCCAGTTGCAGTCGGTGCTCACCGCGGTGGATGCGACGGCAGCCCCGGATGATCCGGTGGCGAAGAGTGAGGGGGAAACGGTGGAGAAGAACGAACCTGTAGTGAAGGCGGATGCGACGCCGGAGCCCATCACGGATCTGATTGGTCCGTTGGAGGATCAGGTGGGGCAGCTGCTCACCGCCCTGCAGGAGTATTCGGCATCCCAGAATTCGGTGACGGCGGAGGCGGCCGAGTCGCCCCTGGATACGGCTCCGCAGCCTGAAGACGACGGCGCTACGGGGCCTGCGGATGATACGCCCACCCCTGAGGAGCCTGTGGACGATGCGGAGACTCCCGCCCAGCCTGCTGCCCCAGCTGCGGCACCGGCACCTGCTGCGGCGCCCCCTGCCGCCCCGACGCAGCCTGCGGACAAGCAGCCGGTCGCCAAGTCCCAGACTCCCGACCTCGTCGCCCAGATGCGTGCCCTCCTGGAACCCATCCAGAAGCGACTCGAAAAGGTCGAACAGACCCCTGTCAACGACGGGCCCATGCTCGCCGGACAGTTCCCCGGAAACGTCAACGAGCCGGTCATGAAAGGCCAAGGTGAAAGTTCAGCGGCAGAGCGTCTCCGTCAGGAGGCGGCCACTGAAACAGACCGTGGCAAGCGTGTCGAGGCTGTGGCTGCACTGATCAAGAACGCACGACCCATCCACTAACCCCCATCGGGTTGAAAGGAAACAATCATCATGGCCGATCTTCACGGCATCACCGAAGAGACCCTGGAACAGGTGCAGAAGGCACAGACCCAGGGTTTCACCACTGCAACCGGCGTCACCGGCTACGACCTCGGAGACGTGGTTTCTCTCGTCCCCGTCAACACCCCGTTCTATGACCGGGTGGCTCGCAAGGAGGCCCCGCAGGGGTCACAGGCTGCCCACTGGAAGGCCCTGCTGAACATCAACAACCAGCAGCCCTCCCCGTTCACCGGCCTCGACGGTGGCGGATCTCAGATCCTCAACCAGGAGCAGGACGTTCTCGCCCAGTACCTCCCCATCCGCGTGTCGGGGCAGGTCACCCAGGATGAGATCGACTTGTCCCGCAACTATGCGGATGCCAAGGCGCTCGCGGTCACTTCGACGCTGATGCAGTGGCGGATTCAGGAGGACAAGGCACTGATCGGTGGACAGGCATTCCCTCTGCCACAGGTTGGGACGGTCACCCTGGTGTCGGCTGCTTCGGCTTCCGGCACGATTCCGACGACGACCAGCGTGTACGTGGCGGTCGCAGCCCGGTCTCCCCTCAACTACTTCTGGGGCGGTTCCGGGAAGGCTTCGGCGACGGCGAACGTGTCCACCACCGCAGGGAACAGCACGGTCACCGCCACGGTCCCTGCAGTCCGTGGGGCGGTCGCCTACGACTGGTTCGTGGGCGCCTCGGCTAGCAGCCTGTTCTATGCAGGCACCACCACGGTGAACACGCTCACCATCAACGCGGTCCCCACTGCGGCTGCCCCCGTGCCACCGCTGCCCGACCTGTATGCGGTCGCCCCTAGCAACGTGCCGCCGGCCACGGACACGTCCGCCGGGGTGAACAGCACCAACGGTCTGCTCGCCACCCTGTCGGGTGACTACGGGGCCAATGGTCTCGTCACTGCGGGGACGGGCACCGGTTCTGGGGCCACATTCCAGTCCCTGGATGGCAACCCGCTCACCTCGAACGGGCAGGGCGTGAAAGAGATCGACGCACTGCTCCTGGCCATCTACAACCAGGCCCAACTGTCTCCGACCGCCCTCCTGGTGAACGGTGGGACTGCGCAGAAGATCGCCCAGATCATCACCGAGAACGGGGCTGCGGTCACCTACCTCCAGTCTCCGGAGGCGCAGGCCCGTACCGGGCTGACCGGCGGCGTGTCAGCTGCCCGGTACATCAACGGCGCGTCCGGTGGGGATTCGGTGGACATTGTGGTGGACCCGCACCTGCCCTCCGGTCTCGTGGTGGCGCTCACCGAACAGATCCCCTACCCGAATTCGGGTATCGCCAACACGTTCGAAGCCCGGACGCTGCGCGACGTGTCCGAGTTCGACTACGGGGTGCCCCTGACGGTGGGAGCGAACGGTGGCCCCCGCCAGGTGTGGGACGTGTCCTCGATCGAGACGTTCGTCAACCGGGCGCCCGTCGCCTGCGGTGTGCTCACCAACATCGCCGTCTGACAAGACACCTCATGGGGCGGCGGCCTCATTGTCGCCGCCCCACCCATTCTTTGGAGGAAGCATGCTGCTGAAATCGGAATCATCTGTGCTCGTGCATGGTGACGAAACCTATGTGCCGGTTGGTGGCGTATTCGATCTTCCAACCAACCTCGGACGCATCATGCTGCGATTCCCAGGCTGGCAGCTGGCTGACCCGCCGAAACCCCACCGGAAGCCCGGACGGCCGAGAAAGAACCGCGCATGATCCTCGCACCGGATGCGGGCACCTATGCGACTCGCACCCCCTATGTGACTTTGGATGAGTTCAAAGACTCACTCACCGGGGTGCTGGTCGGCCCCCAGGCAACAATGCCCGCCGACCTGGTGTTGGGGCAGATTCTTGGTCGCGCCTCCTCCATGGCGGATGGCATCTGTCACCAGGTGCTCGCCGCCACACTGAACACGGAAGCCGGCATCTACCCGGTCCATGACCATCAGATCCGGGTGCCGCTGCGGCAAACCCCTATCGTGGCTGTCGCCTCCGTGGCAGTCGGAGAGACCCCTCAAACCGTCACCCCCCTCACCGACCTGACCGGCGTGTGGATCAACCTGAAAACGGTCACAATCCCCACCCTGCTGCCCGTCACCAGCGTGTTCGCTCGAGTTTCCTACGTCAACGGCTGGGCCAACACCACCCTCTCCATCCAGGCCGTGCAGGGCGCCCTACAGCTCACTGTCACCAACCCGCTCGGATTCATCCCCGGCATGACGGTCAACATCACCGACACCAGTCCAGAAACCGTCACCATTGACCAGGCGTATGAGCCTGGGTCCACGGTGATTCCTCTCACCGCACCGACCGTCAACCTACACCTGACCGGGGCGTCGATCAGTACGATGCCGCTGAGCATCAAACAGGCCGTGATCAGCCTCGCCACCGCACTCGTGAAAACACCCGGCGCGGAAGCAGTGATCATGGGTGCGATCCGAGACAAGCCGAACACGATCGCAGAAGCCGTCCCCGGGATCCGCACCGACCTGCAAACCGCCCAACTGCTGCTGCGCGAATACGGGCGGGTGATCTGATGAGCACCCAAACAGTGCGAAGCGCACTCGTGAACTTCCTACGCACCATCCCCACCATCGCCCGCGTGTACAACGACATGCCCACCTTCATCTCGGGGGGAGCATTCAACCTCACCCCCGTACTCGACAGCACAGCCACATACGGGGCGGTCGCCTTCCCGGCGCTCGCGGACACCCAGGAGTCCCGCATCACCGTCCCGGCGGTCACGGGGCAGAAGCAGGTGCAGTGGCAGATCGCCATCGTGGTCCTGTACCAATTCTGGTCAACCCCTGACTCGCAGTATGACGACTGGGTTGGGCCCTTGGATGATGTGCTCGAGTCTGTGGTGCAAGCGATCCGGGCCAACCCGACCCTGGGCGCCCCAGACGTGATCTTCCAGGGCGGCGAGGACGACGGGGACATTCACATCGCCCGTGATATTCCATCCCAAAGCAACGGGGGCGGGCAAGTCACCTCCTGGAATCAGATCGACTTGCACGTCACCGAAATCATCACCGCATAGGAGCACACATGCCGGAATATAAGTATGTGGGGGATCATCCGATTCTCCTGTCTGGACTGTCCCAGGGTGTGAATGCGGAACTCCACCCCACCACCGAGGGGGTGCCCCCCGTTGGGGCGTCGATCGTCATCAACCCGGGTGACACTATCACCACCGACCAGCCGTACAACGCACACAATCTCATTCCCGAAATTGTGCCGGTGAATCTTGAGGAGACGAAATGAGCGGACAGTACTATCCCGGTAATCTGCAGTGGCTCGGACTGGCGAAGGAAACAACCCCGGGTACGCCGGTTGCAGCCCCGACTGCGTTCATTCCAGTGACGTCTCCCGTCTGGTCTCCGAAGATCACCACTCTGACAGATCAGGCGTTGCGCGGATACATGGGAAACACGTATCACGTTGCCCAGGGAATCCGATACGACGAGATCGGATACACCACCTACCTGTATGACGACAACCTGTTCATCCACCTGCTGGCAATTCTTGGCGGGGTGGATGCGGTGACCGGTTCAGCGGATCCGTACACCCACAAGGTGTCTCTGAACAACGGCACGGCCGCACCCTACAATGCGGCCCCACCCTCATACACCCTGTTCCTCGCCATGGGCGGGAACAAAACGTATCAGGTGCCAGGCTGCATGCTTGCCGACGTGAAGATCAACGCGAAGGCCGACACCCTGCCGTCCCTACAGGTGACGTGGGATGGGCTGCCCGGCAGCTCGATCACCTCCCCAGCGAACACGCCTTCCACATCTCAGCCATACCCGGCATGGAAGACGCAGGCTACGGTCGGTGGGGTCGCTTTGTCTGACACGGACGATGTGCAGCTCGACTACAAGCGCGGGTTGAAGCCCATCCCAGTGCTGAACGGAACCAACTCGCCCATGGGTATCTACGCCGGCGAGCTCGAAGTGTCCGGCACTCTGGAGGCAGTGTGGCAGGGCACGTCGGATGCGAACCTGCAGAACCTGCTGACGAACTCGCAGCCGTCCCTGCAGGTCACGTTCGCCCCCGCCAACTCCACCACCCACGGGTTGACGTTGCAGCATTCGGTGGTCGCCTACACGGCCTCCGATCCGAAGGGGGCTAACAACGGGTGGATGACGATCAGCTCCACGTTCACCGCCCTCATGAACCCGACCGACGCCCTGGACGGCACCATGTCTCCAGCCCAGGCGATCTTCACGACCGCAACCGCGGAGGCGTACTGATGAGCGTCATCGTGCAGATCCCCGGCGGGACGGCACTCCTGTATGAGCAGCATGAGCTGACCCAGCGGCGCAGGCAGCCGCTCATCGAACTGGGACTGCAATCCCAGGCGTTGATGGATCAGGTGTCGAACGCCCAGACGGTGACCGGTCCGGACGGGCAGACGACCAGCAGTCCGAACCTGTCGGGCCCGGCGATGCACCTCACCGCACAGGATGCGCACGTGCTCGCCCAGGTGCAGACGGCGATCACCTGGGCGTATCTGCGCTCCTGGGATCTGAAAGATGAGCAGGGCAACCCGATCCCCCTCCCGAAGACTGTGGATGATGTGCTCGACATGCCCGTAGACGTGTACGACGCCTTGTCGGAAGCGGCGGCGAAACAGTCCACGAAAGACAACCGCTTCGAGCTGGGGGATGCGACGGTGCATGACCACACGTCCCCTACTGGGGCCTCCGACAGATCAGAAACGCACTGACGAGCGGAGGCCAGGCGACCCTCAACCCGGAGGCGGCAGCCCACTGGCAGGAATACCAATACCGCACCCTGGTCCGTTGCACCCGTGACGAATACCTGTCCACCTCGCAGGGGGACGTGGAGTGGATGCTGCGCATCCATGCAGTGGTGGAGCAGGTGAAAGCCGAACAGATCCAGGAGGCGTCCCGGTGAACCTGGATTGGGTGGGGTTGGACCAGCTGAAACAGGCCATGCAGAAAGCCGTCCAGGACACGGATGCGGTGGCCCGAATGAACCTCACCCAGGCGGCCGCCCTGGTCGAGGCGGGGGCGAAGAAGAACTTCTCCGGCTCCCACAAGCGGGGGCGCCCCCATGTGGGGGGTGACCAGCCGAACGTGGTGACCGGCACCCTGCGCCGGTCGATCATGACAACCCCAGCAGTCAGGACCGGATACGCCGCCTATACGGCGACGGTGGGGCCTTCTGTGGTCTACGCACGGCGGGTCGAGTTGGGGTTCACGGGCACGGATTCGGCTGGCCGCACTTACCGGCAGCGCCCGTACCCGTACTTCGGTCCGGCCGTGAAGGCGGCCCAGCCGCGTATCCAAACTCTTGCTGCCCGCAACTGGGCGAAGATCATAGGAGGCTGATGTGACGGATTTCCTGCCCCCAGTGGTGATGCAGCTTCGTGCTGACGCCTCGTCTGTGCTGCAAACGTTCGGGAAAGTGGACCAGGCCACTGATGCGACGGTGGCGAAGACCAAGGCGGCGGCAGCCCAGGCGACTGCGGCGGAGACTGAGGCACAGGGCCGCTACGACGCGGCGAAGGATGCTGAAGCGGCGGCCGCGAAACGCGCCCAGGCTGCGGACGCGGAACTTCAGGACACTCGTCAAAAGTACGGGGCGTCGTCGGCGGAGGCGGCAGCGGCGGAACGGCGGCTCTCGGACGCCCAGTCGGCTGAGGCGGCAGCAGCCGCACGGACGAAGAGCGCCGAATCGGATCTCACTACGGCCACTTCGACCCGGAAGGATGCGGAGAAGGATGCGGCTGCGGCCGCCGAATCGTCGTCGTCCCGTACGTCCGCCGCCCTGGGGGGCATGGCGCAGGCGGGGAAGGTCGCCACCGCGGTCATCGGCGGGGGACTGATCACTGCTGGGGTGGCCGGCACCAAGATGGCCGAAACCTATCAGACCTCCATGGCCCGGGTGCAAGCAGCCGGGTCCCTCACCACCGCCCAGGCGAAGCAGATCGGCGACACGTTCCTGGCGACGGCCGGATCCTCCACCATGTCGGGGAAGCAGATCGCCGACGCCTTCTCCGGGGTCGCCGGCGTGGTGAGGCAGCTGGGTGGGGGAACCCTGACCAGCGCGTCCGCCATGGACGTGATGAAGGCAGCCATGGCCGGGTCGGAGTCCTCCGGGAAAGATCTCGGAGACACCACCAAGACCCTCGTGTCGGTGATGCAGGCGTATGGCCTGTCCACCGGTCAGGCCGCCGACACGATGAACACGATGTGGAACACGTCCAAGGCCACCGGCATTGGCATGGACAACCTCTCCACCTCCGTGGCCCGCATGAAGACTCGGCTGGGGGCGGCCGCCCCCGACCTGGACACCACATCCACCTTGCTGGTGGACCTGGCCCAGCATGGGGTGACCGGGCAGCGTGGCCTCAACTCCGTGTCGTCCGGCATGACCACCCTCATGGGTGGGTCGAAAGCCACCGACGCCGAGCTCAAGAACCTGGGCGTGACCGTGTTCGACTCGTCCGGAAAGTTCGTGGGCATGCAGTCGGTCATCTCCCAACTGCAACCGAAGCTGGCCGGCATGTCGCAGCAGCAGCAGATCGCCGCCGAGAAGGCCCTGTTCGGGGCGTCCGCCGCCAACACGCTCTCCCAGGTGATCTCGGGGGGCACCGCATCCTGGGACAAAGCATCCAAGGCGGTCGCCCAGCACGGGTCTGTGGAAGCCGCCGCCGAGGCGAAGACCCACACGCTCGCAGGGGAAACCGAAACCCTGAAATCCACCGCCGGGGATCTAGCGACCAAGTTCGGGCAGGCGCTCATCCCCATGCTCACCAAAGTGGCGGGCGCCACCCTGACCGTCGTCAACTTCTTCGAGAAGCATCAGGCGGCGGCGAAGGCGCTCGCGGCCGTGATCGGCGGGGTGCTCAGCGTGGCCATGCTCGCCTACGGGTCGCACCTCGTGCAGTCTGCCGCCCAGTCACTGAAGTGGATCGGTGACCTGAAGGACCTTCAGATTGTTCAGAAAGCGTCGGCAGCAGCACAGTGGTTGATGAATGCGGCAATGGATGCGAATCCGATTGGAATCGTCATTGTTGCTGTCGCCGCACTCGTGGCAGCCCTGATCTGGTTCTTCACCCAGACGAAGCTCGGGAAGCAGATTTGGCAGGACATGTGCCAGGCCATTCAGGTTGCCTGGCAGGCAGTCACCTCTTGGGTGACAGCTGCATTCCAGACGACGGTCGGATGGTTCCAGGACCGTCTTGATGATGTGACCGGTTTCTTCCGTACCGCCGGAAACGACATTTCGAACGCCTGGAACTCGGTGGTGAGCTTTTTCGGGTCTATCCCTGACCGGATTCGAGGATTCTTTGCTGGGATCGGAACGTGGCTTGTTGATGCTGGACGGAATCTGATACAGGGCTTGATCAACGGCATCACCAGTATGATCGGGAGCATTGGAAGCACGATCGGGAACATAGCTTCCAAGATCACTGGCGGGTTCGCGTCCCTCCTGGGGATCCATTCCCCCTCGACAGTGTTTGAGGGTTTCGGTGAGAACACTGGTCAGGGATATATCAATGGGATCAAGTCGAAGACGGCAGATGCGATCTCAGCAGTGAAGTCCCTCGTGTCGATCCCCTCGGCTGGTGTGGTGACCGTCGCCGGTGTGCAGTCCGTGTCGGCGGCGGCCAGCAGTGGTGGGTCCCGGTCCCTGTCCAACGGGGACGTGCAGGCCCTCGTGGAGGCGTTCCGGCAGGGCGCCCCGCAGCAGGGTGTGACGATCAACAACCAGTTCAAGCAGGTGCAGGCGTCCCCGTCGAAGATCACCCAGGAGATCTCTTGGGCGGCGGCCCGCGGATTGGGGATGGCGGCATGATCACCACCGGGCCAGTGAACGATCTCCAGCCGTGGCAGGCCGAGTTCAATGGGTTGCTCATCGGGGCGGGAACCGACTTCGGGTTCCCGCAGGCGTTGGACCTGCTGGCGTTGCACACGGTGCGGAACATGGACTATTCACGCATCTGGTCGGATGGGGACTATTCGGGCCCCGACTTCACCGACGTGACCACCCCAGACCTGCCCATCGAAGTGTATGCGACGAGCCCGGACCAGTTCTTCCAGGACGTGATGGCCTTCATGGGCGCCTTCGGCCCCCAAACGGGGGACCTGCCATTGTGGATCCGGCTGCCGGGCATGCCGGTGATGGGAGTACCAGCCCGGGTGAACTCCCGCACCCTGCCCGCCGACTACAGCTGGGGGACGTTCGCCCAAGGGTCAGTGCAATTCCGGCTGCTGAATGCGACGTGGCAGTCAGTCCCCACCGTGTTGACGTTGACAGGGAACACGAACGCACTCTCAGGGCTCGTCGCCCCCCTGGGCACCTACGCTCTGGCATCATCCGGCACCTATGCGCCTCCCGGGGTCTTGGATGCCGGACTGACCTCCACCGTCCCGTCTGCGGGGCAGGTGACGAACACGGGGAACTCGGATTGTTGGCCCGTCGTCCTGATCCAAGGCCCATGCCGCGGGTTCGAGATCGACGTCGCCGGCGAGGCTGTGATCTCCACAGACACGATCTCGGCACAGCAAACCGCCCAACTGGACTACGGGTCAGGAACCTACACGCTCAACGGCTCATACCGGAACACGTTCCTGACCTCACGGAACTGGGAGCCTGTCCCCGCTGGGGGCGTCGTCCCAGTCCGGTTCATCGCAGACGGTGGAACAGCCACCGTCTACACAGCTGATATTTGGAGGTAGTCATGGCGCATTCTGGCCTGTTCGTTGACCCGGTTCCGGGCACCCCGCCGGTGGGCACGTCGATGGCTGACGGACGCCTGTCCCTCGGTGGAATGGTGGGCCCACATTTCCGGTGCCTGTCAGGCGGCGACGTGTCTCTGTCGTCGTCGAACATGACAGTGACTGTAGCTTCTGGGGTGTGGGCTATCCCCGATGGGGGTGGCGGCGTCTACGTGTCCCCCACAGACACAACCTTGCTGACCCCTAATGTAGGAGCATCTACTGGGTCACGCATTGACCTAATAGTAGTTTTACAGAATAACTATTCGGCTGGTAACACGGATTCTCGGGTCAACATTATTCTGGTACCCGGGACGGCCGCATCAGCCCCCACTGCCCCCACAATTCCGTCAGGTGGCCAACTTGTAGCGACCCTCACCGTCCCCGCAGGGGCGGCAACCGCATCAGCATGCACAGTCACCACCACATCACCATTCATCCTCCCAGTGGGGAACTGGACAATCTCCGATGAGTTCAACACTCCGATTGGTGGAGGTGTAATGGCCTTCTCCGGAATCTTCACCTATAACGACCCCAGTTCGTCAATGAATGCGTGGGCTTCATGGAAGATGGGGGCGATACAACCTGCCCCTGCTAAAAATATTCGTCTTAACGCAACAGCCAACCTGACCCCTTCGCAACAAATATTTGTTTACCTGGGAACCGACGGAACCATCACACTGAATTCGAAAGAAACCCTGAGTTTTAGTCAGGGTACGACGTGGGTTGCGATCAATGGGATATACCAATCGTGACCTACCGCATCTATGCGTATCGGACGGTCACCGGGCAGGTGATCGGAGAGATTCCCGGAGTCGTACAATCCTGGTCCCGTGTACTAAACGGGTTGGATTCTGGGAGCATTAACCTCTACCCGGATCAGGCGAATGGGTTGAACACGGGTACTCGGGAAATGTACCGGTCACTGACCGAACCTGTATACATGTCCCTGCTGATCGAATGGGATGGGACACCGGTGTGCGCTGGGCCGATATGGACCCGGAAATGGGACGGTTCGTCTGTGTCCGTCTCGTTCTCCGGGATTCGTTCGATTCTCGCCCTCCGGAGACTCATCGGCACATCGTGGCCTGCCGCAACACAACAGTTCGCCTACACGGATTCTCTTCCGCACATCATGCAGCAGCTGATACAGAACACCATGAGCATCGGGACTCTGCCGATCACATTCGAGGCCAACAGTTCCGGGGATGCACACCAACTGACCTGGTACGGGTTCGACCTGCAAAACATCGATACTCTGCTCGGCAACCTGAATGGGTATGTTGATGGGCCGGACTTTGATTTCCAGCCGGTCTGGAATGATTCCAGTCGGTCGGGCTGCCACTATGTGATGCGCACGGGGACACCTTATCTGGTCACGTCGAATGTGCTTTCTTTGGATGGGTCACAACCGCAGTCGCCGGTGACCAGGATTCAGTTGTCGGATGATGCGTCGAAACTGTCCACCACCCAGTGGGCGAAGGGGTCTGGGTCGGATGTGAACACGCTCATGTCGAAGTTCGTGGACACGTCGCTCACGGCGCAAGGGTGGCCGCTGATTGAACAGGAGACCGACTATACGACGGTCACTGACCAGTCGGTCCTGGATGCGCATACGCAGGGCGATCAGGCCGCATATGCTTCACCGACACAGAGCTTCGTTGTCACCATCCAGGCTGGCACATACCCGCAGCTGGGAACCTACGACGTGGGGGACTTGGCATTCCTTACGATCAGGGATCATGTTTGGGTTCCAGACGGCGACTATACGCTGCGGATTATCCAGACCGCGTCGTCGTCTGACTCACAGGCCGCTGTTGATTTGACAATGCAGGAGGCGCCCAGTGCCACAAATTGATAACCCTTTCGACCCGCGGCAGTCTGTCGTAGCCGCCGCGTTACAGGCGAAACAGAACATGTTCAACAGGTCCAACGTGCAACTCGGGAAAGTCGTGTTCGGGTCCTGCCAGATTCCTGATAATCAGAATAACTTCAGCGCTGATTATGCAGAAACAAGTACAGCTATCGCAATTCCAAAGTTTGCAACAGTTTGCTCGTATATTTTGACGGTGAACGCGTTGGGGACGCATTCGAGTGGACCCCAATATCTCCTGTTATATCCGGAAGTGATTTGCGGAGAAGTCGATCAGACTGTCTACCGAAATACAACAGCCTCGGGGACTGAGACTTCTTCGGCCTCTGTAAGTTCCACTCTTTCTGGAACATTCGTTATCCCCACCGGACAAAGCTCAGTGACTTTCGCGGCTTGGGCTAGTGGAACTGATGATGGGTGGACGGGGTGCCACGTGTTAGGCAATGCACTTGTGCTGTTTCAGTACTGAGGATTCAATATGACTCGTCTCATTGATCTGCTGGTCCGGGTGCTTGGTCATCCTGTGACCGTCGTGCTGTTCATCTTGATTCCTCTACTGTCGCTGCCGTCGGCGCTCGCCTCTGATGACCTCTTGACGATCGTCTCGTGGTTTGCGCAGACGTTTGTGCAGCTCGTTGCTTTGGCTGTGATTCAGTCGGGGCAAAACAGGCAGGGAGACCGGATGGAGAAAATGCTGACTGAGACGCATTCGGCGGTCATGGAGGAGCTCGCCGACATGCGACAGGAGCAGACCGAACGCCACCAGAAACTGACCTCCAGGCTCTTCGGAGGGCACCATGAGTGACCAGGTGCCGGAATGGCTCGCCACGCAGGTTGGGAAACTCATCGAGGGCAACGGGCGGATCGAGGCGAAGCTGGATGATTTGCGTCCCGTGGTTGATGACCATGAACGCCGGCTGCGGATCGCCGCGCGTGACCACGCCACCCACGCTGAGGTGCAGTCGATCGTCCGACCGATCACCGGCCAGCTGCAGACGCTCGGCGGAAAGATGGATGCGCTCAGCGGGAAGGTCGATTCGTTGGGGAGTCGCATCAACCGCGTTGAGCATAGTCGGAACCTTTGGCGCATCATCTGGGGGGCCTTCGTCAGCACCATGAAAACCACGTGGGGGAAGATCGTCGCGATCGTCGTCTCCGCCGCCGGTTTGTGGCTAGGGACCGCCCTTTCTGGCCTGTGGCCGAAACTGTTCCACTGAGAGGAGAACTCATGGACCTGCCCAGCGACATCGGATATATGACGATCAACCTGGATGCGATCATCGCACTGGCTGATTCCTCAGATTCGGGGTCAGAGCCGGATGCGATGCAAGCGTTGGGGACAGTCACCCTCACCCCGACTGTGACATCGCCGATCTGGGACTATGCCGACGAGTGTGTGATCCTCCTGTCTACGATCACTTGCCAGCTGACCGCGTCTGGGTTGCAGACTTTGGATGGGCAGCCGGTGAATATTGTCGCCCCGAACCAGTCGGCTCTGGCGGATCAGTCGTGGATGTGGACGTTGACGGCGAAACCGGCGAAGTCGCAGTCGTGGGTGCCGTTCACGACGACGTTCACAGGCAAGCCGGGGGATGAGGCGAACATCGGGAACCCGGCCCTGTCGAATGTGGCGGTCCCTGCTTCGATGCGGCCGGTGATTCTTCTGTCCACCCAGGACGCTTCCCTGGTGCCGAAGACTGCCCAGGATGGCGACATGTGGGTGGCGGCGGACTCGGGTGAGATCGGCTCGGTGCAGATCACCGGTGGGACGGTGACGCTGGAGCCTTTGGGGTCGATCAAGGGTGCGTCTGGGGATGTGACACCGGCGGCGCAGGCGGCGCTGGCTGGGGCGGAATCGGCGCAGGCTGCTGCTGCGTTGTCGGCGTCTCAGGCGCAGACTTTTGCGGCGACGACGCAGACGTTGCAGGACTCGGCGGTGTCGGCGTTGGTGGGCACGGTCCCGTCGGCGACGAACACGGCGTTGATGGGCCGGTTCGTGGGGCGCACGATCCACCATGATTTCCGACCCATGGCGGATACAGCGGCCCTTTCGGGTGTTGCCTCGGACACGGGGCAAGTGTTTTACCGTCCGTCTTCACGGCCGGAGTGGCAGGTCGTGTCGGGCAGGGCGGTCCCGATCCGACCGTCGTCGGGCACCACGTACGCCTACCTGGGTCTTGATGCCGAGTTGCCGTTGTCTGGGATTGGGGCGCAGGCGATGGTGCACGCCGATGACCTGGGAGGTGGTGCCGGGGGCAATGGTTTTGTGCTGCTGCTTGCGGACACGCATTACACGAATGGGGCGCAGAAGATGCGCGCCCACCTGAACATGGGCTACGGGAATGGGACGATCGGGACGTGGTCGCTCACGGTGAACCTCACCGGGAGCGCGTTCGTCGGTGTGGCTTCTGGGCATTGGGCGGTCCGGCCTGTGGGTGAGGTTTTCACGGTCGGGGTCACTCTGCACGCTGACACGGCCACGATCATGCTCCCGGACGGGCAGGTGGCCTCAGTGACCGACAGTCGCCTCACCGAGGTGTCGGCGACTGCCGCGGTCTGGGAGTCGGTAGACAACACGACTGATTCGACGGGGGCGTTGACTTCGTTCGTGGACGTGTGGGCGGTCACTGATCAGGCTGAGCGGGCGGCGGGACCATTCGGGCTGCCGGACATGGTCAAGGCGCTGTGGTTTTCGGCTCCGCGAGGATGGGGCGGGCAGCTCACCACGGATCTCGCGCTCGGCGGCACCCAGGTGCTGGGGGACCCGGTCGATCTCCAGTCTGGCCCGACCGGGAAGCAATTGTTCGTGGTCACAGTGCCGGTCAACCAGGCTGACAGCGCCTGGGTGTACGCCTGGATTTCCACTCCAGGGGGGGCCGCTGTGCTGCCCCAGAAGCCCCTCACATGGCAGCAGGGCACCGGGTACGCGACATTCATATGGCTACACCAGGGCGACACTCCTGGGGAGACATTCCCACAGTGCACCCTGAAAGTGTCGTGCAGCACCGCCGCCTCCGCGATCGTGTCCTCCCGCTACATGGGGTGGGTCTCCATCCCCCTCTAACCCCTGCACAGCACAGCGCCCCGTCTTCACCCTTCACCGGGTGGATCGGTGCGCTCATCAAGAAATGAAAGGATCCCCTATGCAGTTCAAACTCGGCAAACTGGCCCCCAGGGAGGCTCCGCTGAAATTGCGCACCTACGCGGTCGCGCTGGCGGCTCCTCCGGCGCAGGCGAATCTGGATGCGCTGCACCTGGCAGACAGCAACGTGTTCGCCAACGACCGGCTGGGGGATTGTGCGATCGCCGGACCGGCGCATGAGACGCTGTTCTGGGAGTCGCACAACGGCCGCCCCGACGCACCGATCACCGACCAGGACGTCATCGCAATGTACTCGGACGTGACCGGCTACAACCCCGCCGACCCATCGTCGGATCAGGGGTCGTGCGTCGCGGACGTGGTCCACTACCGCCGCACCCACGGGCTCATCGACTCCGCAGGGACGGCACACAAGATCGCGGTCGGCTTAGGCGTGGCCCACAATGCGACTGAGGTGCGGCAGTCGATCAGCCTGTTCGACGTGTGCGGACTCGGCATTCAGGTTCCGCAGCAGATGATGGACGCTGTGCAGGCCGGATCCGACATTTGGGACCTCCCCCAGGGTGAGCCCGACATCGTGGGCGGCCACTACATCGCTGCCATCGCATACGACCCCCAGTTCATCCACGTCATCAGCTGGGGGCGGTTGTTCCGCATGACGTGGCGGTTCTGGGAGGCCCTCGCAGACGAGCAGTGGGCCTATCTCAGCCCCGAGGATGTCAACGGTTCGGGCATCTCCCCGAACGGGCTGAACCTGGAGCAGCTCCAAGCTGATATCGCCCAGCTCTGAACTGAAACACGCCTGTAACAAGCCGCCCCAGTGGCGGCTTTCGTCGTTAAAGGAGACTCTGCATGAAGCGCTGGTGTATTCCCGCATTCATCCTTGCAACCGCACTCGGGATGGCAGCCCCAGTCGCATCCATCGCATCACCAGTCGCACCAGTGACTGTCCCGATGGCTCATGCCAGTGAGGGCGTCGATACGTCGAGCTGGCAGGGATACCCGGATTGGACTCAGGTGCGCGCATCAGGACGTGAATTCGCTATTCTCAAGGTGGGTCAGGGAACAGCGATCGACCCAACATACATTCGCAACGAGGGTGCCGCACGGAATGCTGGGCTGCGCATCGGCGGCTACCAATACGTGTGGGCCCAGGACGGGGCGACGACCGCCCGCATCGAGATCGGCAACTTGCACGACTATCGTCTCGGCGACGCGGTAGGACTCGACTATGAAGGTCCGTATGCGACGCAGGATCGGGCGTGCGCCTGGGCGCAGACCGCCCGTCAGCTTCTCGGCCCGCAGGCGAACCTCGACATGTACATGTCCGAGTCAGTAGCGAACGGGCCGACGTCGTTCCAGTGTGTGCGTGATCAGGGCGTGTGGCTCTGGGTGGCCGCCTATGGGCCAGACAATGGCGCTAACCACGGGTACTACACACCCGCATGGCCGGATACGCGCGTGCACCAGTACACGTCTGTCGGCCGTGTGCCCGGAATCTCGGGCGACACTGACCTGAACTCGGCACTCGCCTCAGCGTTCCCCACCTCAGGCACAACGACAGTCACCACCGTCCCGCGCTCGACCACCAACCCGACAGCAGGGTCGTCCCAGGTGCCCGTGTCGAGCGTCGTGGTGACGAGCCACCCGGCCTATTGGGTCGCATCTGTTGCGAGCGTCCAGGAGCGCCTCAACACGTTCTCCTACCGGCTCACCGTGGACGGCGTGCGTGGTGCGGCGACGGACACTGCGGTCAAGGCATTCCAGACGAGCCGTGGACTCGCCCCAGACGGCGTGGTGGGGACACTCACCTGGGCCGCGCTCAACCCTGCGACCGTGACGCCCTGGGAACTGCCGGTCGCAGACGTGCAGCGCTACCTCAACGGCTGGGGCTACACGCTCGCCACGGACGGCATCCGGGGCCCACGCACCAACGCGGCGCTGTCGGAGTTTCAGCGGTCCCGTGGACTCGTGGCCGACGACATCGTGGGACGCCTCACTGCGAGCGCCCTCGTCCCAGCCACCTGGCAGCAGCAGCAGCGCCTCCGGACGTTCGGCTACCGCCTCGCCGTGGACAACATTCGCGGTCCCATCACCCGTGCGGACATCGCGAGCTTCCAGCGCCGCCACGGACTCATCCCTGACACCATCGTCGGCCCACGCACGTGGGCCGTACTCGGCTATTGAAAGGAATCATCATGGACACTGCATCCACCATCGCCCTCGCCATCGCGGGGCTCCTGTCACCCGCGATCGTGCAGGTGACCAAGCAGTACGTGCCGGTGGCGTGGCGTGCGGTCTTCGCCCTCGGCGTCGCTGTGCTGCTCGGTGTCGGGGCTGTCGCCATCACCGGCGGCTTCCACTCCACCACGGTCGGCGTCGCACTCGCCGCCGTCGTCGGCGTCTCCCAGACGGTCTACGCGGCCATCGGGAAGATCGTGGACGGCACCACCGCTGCGGCTGCGGCCGACCAGATCCCCAAGGTGACTATCACCGCCGCACCGCCGGTAGTCGGCATCGACGACGGGCACCACACCGCCTAACCCCCGCATCGCACCAGCGCCCCGTCTCACCCTTCACCGGGTGGGGCGAGGCGCTTTTCTGCGTTAACCCCCGCTGTGCGGGGATATAGGCCGGCGGCTTGTGCGACCGGGGCACCTCCGCGACGGCGGAGCATGTGGGGAGCCTAGCTCCGGACGGTGGCGTCGAGGGTGGTTCGCTCCGGGTGGGTGAGGTTGTGGAGGTGTCCGGCGGCGTAGCGCTCGGCCTCGGCGGGGGTGGGATGGCGTTTCCAAACTCCGGGGACGCTAGCGGCATCCTCGGCCTGGCGGGTGATGTCCTGGTAGACGGGCTCCCAGTCGGGTTCCTGGCCGGCGAGCAGGGCACGGGCTGGGGCATCGAGGACCTCGCGGATGTGCATCCGGTCGGACGGAGCGGGGGTGGCGTCTGCGAGGCCGCGGGCTCTGCGGAGGTTTCGGACGAATCCCCTGAGCGTGCTGAGGATTTCGGCGATGAGCGTGTGCGTGGCGGCTAGGTCGATGCGGTCGGCGATGGTGAGGGTGTCGTCGAGCACGGCGTCGAGGCGACTGAATTGTGGCCCCCAGTCCACTCCGATGATCCGGAATCGGCCCGCGGCGGGCAGGTGCGCGGGGCGTCCGGCGACGATCTCGTCGACCAGCTCCCAGGCGGGCCGGTCTTGGAGCCAGATCATGGGCTGCCCGTCTCGGGTGAGACCCCAGGGGCCGGGACGCTGGATATCGCCTCCGAGCGCATAGGTGGCGACCATGCTGGTGCAGGTGGTGTCGTCCCAGGTGCAGCGGATGCGCCGCCGGGTCGGGGCGAGCGGCCGGGCCTGCGGGGTGGGAGTGTTGAGTCGGATCGTGTCCTGGAGAGTCGTGCCCTGGGCGAGCATGATGCGTCCGGGTCCAGCCCAGCCGACCCCGGCCGGGTAGCGGCGACCGGACTGTCCGTCGGGGTCGTCGCGCGCTCCGGGCCGGATCCCGGCCGCGTCCCACGCCTGGATGGTGAGCAGCACCCGCATGGTCTCTGCCCAGTCGAGGCTCCGTGTGGGCCGGGGGATCAGGGCCTGCTCGTCGAGGAGTCGGGGTGTGGCCCGCTCCCGGACTGGCAGGTCGGGGTCCTGGCCGAATCGCTCATGGTCGAGGTCATGGGTGGCACACCACCCGTCCAGGTCGGGGGCCGCCTGGACGAGCAGGGCGAGCAGCCCCGTGTACTCCAGCGGGGTGGCGGCGAGGTCGAGGATGTCCGGGTCCGTGACCGCCTGGCGCAATCCCACCATGGTGGTGCCGGGCCGGGTGATGACTGGGATCCAGGGGTCGGCGGCGATGTTCATGCGCTCAGCTCCGGGTCCTGGTCGTGGCGGCGCACGGTGTCACGGATCTGGTAGATGCGCTGCCGGACCAGCCCGGTCGCCTGCACCAGAGAAGGCACCGGGGTGCCGTTGGCGAGTAGGTTGGCGATCAGCAGGTTGCGCTGGTTGGTGAGGTCGTCGAGGTCCTGCTGCTGGTCGGTGATCTGCCCGGCCAGATCCGCGAGGTCATCCAGCCGGCTGGTGGGGGCGTCGTTGAGGATGCCCGCACCGGCCGCGCCGAGGACCGTGTCGGCGTCGTCGGGGTCGATGTCGTCCTCGTCGATGACCCGGTGGTCGAGGTCCTCGATCTGGTGGGCGTAGAGGCGGACGAGGGCCAGCGCCCCATCCGGGTAGAGGTCATGGGTCCGGGCGATCTGGTCGGCGAGATCCTGCATGGTGGTCATGATGTGCTCCTATCAGTGGATGGTCAGTCGGTGGGGTAGATGTCGGCGAGGTTGGTGCCGGTGATGCGGGCGGCGGTCTCGTCGTCCATGATGTCGCCGCCGCAGGCCCGCGCCCAGGAGTCGCCCTCGGGGGTGCGCGCCCACTCGGGGGCGTGGTATGCGCCGATCTCATCGTCGGCGGCCTGGAAGAGCCGGGTGGCGAGACCCTCGCGCTGGCGGTCCTCGCGGGTCTCGACCTGCATGACCATGTGGGTCTCGGGGTCGAGGTAGAGCGCAGCAGCGATGCCGTCCTCGTCTGTGATCTCGTAGATGATGGTCTCGGAGTCGGTGTCGCTGTAGCGGCCGGTGCGGGAGGTGATCTGCTCTTCGCTCATGTCTATAGTCTAGACACACCTCGAAGAGAATGTCTACCCCACTAGACACTCCGGCGTGTCGTGCTCAGAACCTCGACGGCATCCGCGCCTCCCCGATCCACTCGACCCCGTGCGCGATGCTCTTCCGCCACCCGGTCAGCCGGATCTCATCCTCGGCGAGCAGATCCCGCACCTGCTCCATCCGCGACACCTGTGCGGTCCGCTCCGCCATCACCCGACCCTCACCATCGAGCACCTGGATCAGCCAGGCCCGCCCCGCCGGCCGGCACCGCACACCCCGCACCCGCGCCCGCAGCGGATTCGACCAGACCCGCGGCCTCAACACCACTCGTCCCGCACCTCGTCGCGCGTCCACACCTCCCCGCACAGGGCACACACCCAGCGGTCTTCGACCGGGATCAGCACACCATGGCAACACGGAGAGGCCACGGAGACAGTGTGCTCTACGACTCGATGCCCAGCGCACTCTCCACAGCCGACACCGCCTGCTGCTGGAAATCGGGGAGTAGGTGCCCGTAGACATCTGACGTCACCTTGATTGAGGAATGCCCCATGCGGCGTTTGATGATTTCCAGAGGGAGCCGTTGGTCGATGAGCCATGACACGTGGGAATGGCGGAGATCGTGGATGCGGGGGTGCTTCCCGATCGGGGTGCGTCCGATCTTGGCGCACTCACGCGGGTCATTGGCCTTGGCAACTGCCCGCGTCCAAACTTGCTCCCAGAACGTGTTGTGAGCAACCCTGCCCCCACGAACCGCACGGAACACGAGCTGGGCCGGGCTTCCCGTCCCAATTTCGTCCATGAGGTGGGTTGGGACCGCGATCGTGCGGTTCCCGGCCTCCGATTTTGGGGCACCCAGCACGAACCCGTGTGCCCCGTGTTTCCAAGCCTTGTTGATTCGCACCGTCGGGGGCACGGAATCACGGTTGATGTCCCCGAAGGTCACGGCGGTGGCTTCTCCCCATCGGCACCCGGTCATTGCGAGGAAGTCTACGAGGGGCTTCCACCTGTCTGGTGTGCAGCACAGCAGCGTCTTGAACTCGGTTTCGGTGAGGAAGCAGATTTCCGGACGACGGCCGCCTGTGACACGGACGGACTTCGTGGGGTTCCGAGGAATGAGTTCACGGTCAACGGCGGCTTGGAGGACCTGACCGAAGAGGACGAGCGCGTTCTTCACAGTCCTGGGGGAGATCGGGGTCACTGGGGTCTTCGGGTCCTTGGCGTGGGCGCGCTTTGAACGTGCACTGGGCTGGCTCTCTTGCCATTGCACCCATTGAGCAATGTCGTCACGTTGGATCGCGTCGATGGGCATTTCGGAGATGCTGTGCTTGAGGAATGTTCTCCGGGCGGTGGCTTGGTGGGTGGCACGGGTCCCACTTGTGATGCCGGTCAGCATTCCGGTGTCGGGGGAGAGGAATTGTGCGGTCCATTCCGCCAGGGTGGGGGCGTGTTCTGGTTCTTGCCGGGATGCGAGGACGCGGAGTGCGCCGGCTGGCCCCATGGTTTCGACCATGTTTTTGAACCGGATGGCTCCGGATTCGGTTGGGAACGATTCTTGCCGTTGCCGGTGGTCGAGCTGGAAGGTCACACGCCAAGTGAATGTCCCATTGGCCCGATTCCGTGTTGAAATGCTTGCCAT